TTATTGCCAGCATTGCCAGCCTTGATATATTTATCTAATCTATTAAAATCCTTGTTCCGTTTGTTTCTCACTCTGTTGGTTGATACACCGCCATTGTTTCGTCTGTTTCTCGGCGCCATATTGGGGTTGTATGGCACAATAGCCCCATGGTTGTATGGCACAATGGCACGTTCAGTGTGTGTTGTTACTTGTTTTGCTTTGCCTTTATCATTGGTGACGATTCTTTTCTCATCAACAATGTCTAACTCTTGTGTGCCCGAACCTCCTCTAGGTAGAGAAGAACCGATTCCTGCAAAAGGTCTGCCTCCACCTCCGCCAGTGGGCCCGCCACCACCACCACCCATCACTCTAGAGAATTCTGAGACACCATTGGCGAATTGACCAACTGTCGATGCAACTCGGGCTACTTGTGGGCCATATTTGGCCACCATCTGCATCACTCTAGAGGCTCCGGAAATGAACGCTCCTAGGAAATTGTCATTGACTTCCACACCAGTGGGCATGTGTCTTATGACTTTGGTATACAATTCCAGTGCAGCTGGATCTTCAGGGCAGGAGGCTGTTGCCAATCTGTGAAGAGGACTGTTGAAGGCGGGGAATTGCTCCACATAGTACGTTATGTTGACGGTTAAGGTTGTTTCAGGTGAAAGGCCTGTGAAATACCCTCCGGCTAATCCGAATGGGTGTCTGGCATTCATGTAGGTTGGGTCAAGGCCTGATACTGTACCGACAGTTGAGATTGGGCTCATGTAGGTCTGATTTGTGTTGGTATCTTTGCACTTGATCGCCATGACTCTGTAATCCTGTGGTTTATTGTCTTCTTCAATCATTTGGGGTACTACATAGATTCCTTTTTCAGCATCCCATTGCACAGACCCCGGAAGGTCGATGGCTTGAGAAGCTTTAAAAGGTGGTTCCACCAAGTCAAGAGCAGTGTATGTTCCAGCTGTATTGGCTGTACCTTGTACATTACCAAGTACCACTGAAATTTCCTCTGGTTCGTCGCTGACTCTGTAGCAAATGACCGATCCTTGTTTGTTTAGGCTGGCTGTTGTGTTGTGTACCTCGAGACCTATTCCAAGAATGCGAGCTGATGTATCATTGTCGAAGACGTCATCGACTAGGTCACAACCATCGGCTCCGAAAGTTGTTAATATATCTAGTGGTAATCCGGCGTCAGCCGCGCGGACTATTACACCACCACGTCTTTTGTTTGCTCCTTGATTGGAAAGGAAAAATACATTTGGTAAGACCTCTGTGTTGATGTGCACATTTTTCCTCCTAAAAAGGTGGTCAATGAATATATTACAATCCCAATTGCCTGTGAATCCTAGAGAGGATCCGCTAACATCAAAACTGTGGTGAACAGTTTGGACTGTGGAGTTTGTCATTACTCTGTCTGGAAAACCGATTGGCTTTTGAGGTATATCTTTGAAAGGGTCTATGGCAACATCTAACCATTGTCTACCACCGGAGGTGATACCCAATTGGTCACATACTGCTTTAATTCGTTGTTCTGCTTTGGCTGCTTTGTCCATATTATAAAATTAGTCTGAGCTGGGGGTTTCGTTACTAATTGTACTCTGACCCTGCCCGGGATCTTTTAACTATGGGGCATTAATGGTGGTAAAACACCAATTTGTTTCTATTATGCCATGCTGCAGTAACAAAACCTTTTCTTTCAAAGTGTGGATCATGGTGTCGTGTGGCTTGTCTAGTATAGTACATGTCGTTATCTTTCCAAGATTTTGGCCATGGCAAGTCTAGGGATAGTGGCTGCACGTCGTCCAAAGAGTCTAGGTAACGTTCATTGGCGTGCTGCGCTTCTACTGAAATGCCATATAGTCTTTCCACTAGGAGCCTTGTTTCAATATGTATTTCATGATTTGGTATTCCATGTTTCTCTATATAATCTAGCATGTCTAACATGGTCTGTCGGTAATATCCATTTTTCCTCTCCTCATAATACTTCACTAATTTTTCCTTCTTATTTACATGGCCCAAATGCTTTAACGATACTCTCATACCATACTGACCTAGGCTCTTCAAAATTGGGCAGCCGGGGTATTCATAAAGCATCGACATAGATTTAGCTAGTAGCAAAGACATTTTAGTCTCGTCATTAGCGTGCCTATAACGACTAGCGTAAGTCCATCCAAACCTCACGGACGCTTCCATAGGATTAGTCACATTGTGGTTTATTCCTGGAACAAACACATTGCCGCAAAAGCTCGCTTCTGCTAAACTAGGTGGTATTTCTATTTTAATGTTGCAACCTAAATCTCTGTAGTCTTGTTCTCTTGGTAAGTATTTGCATTTGTTGACACCGTCATCTCCCTCGAAAAAGCCGACAACATCTTTGTCTAAATCATTCCCGCGCTGTTCTAGTATGAAAAATGTAATCAGCAGGTTCATGAGGCCGTTTCCACAGGAGGTGTTCATTTCACCTGACATCCTCTTTGCTAAGAGTTTGATGGTAAAATTTTTAAAATCTATAGTATTTAAAGACCGCATCTTGGCGATCAAATCGTTATATTTCTTCTTATCTGGATGGTTTTCTAGAGCGAACATGTAAACCCAATGTTCGATAGCCATAAGTTTTTCTACAAAAGTTGCTTCGTAGCAGCTAAAATCCGTGCAGAATAAGTTTTCGTACTCTCCCATCTTTTCTACAATCCATTCCGGTCTCAATTCGACAGGTACCTTTTTGATAAAATATTTTAAATTGAATAATCTGTCTCCAAACTTTTGGAAGAAAGGACCCACCAGGACTTTGTAATCATCACTTCTACTATATATTCCTCTTAAGTGCTTCCAGTCTTCATATGGTTCGTCCTTGATGAATGCTTTAATTTTATTTGACGGTTCATTCCTCTCTAAAAGTTCGTTATATACTTGTCTAAGTTCGTCCTTTCGATATGCTTCGTATGGAGCTTCCGCAATCCACTCCTCAAAATCAAACGCTTCCGTGTCATCAAACTGCAAGGAAGTTAAATACTTCCTACAAAATCTTTTAACAAAACGCTTAAAAGATCTCAGTCTGGCTCGATTGATATTTGGCATATTTGCGCCAACCCTCTTTGAAATTTGTGTTAGTTGTGATGGTCCATGGTTTAGATCAGGAACAGGCATTGTTGCCCCTAAGATATGTGGTCCTAGGGATACACGCACTGGTTTTCTTATGTCATTGTAAAAATCTTTCCTAATATTGGTCACTCGCATGGTGGCATCTGGAGGATTAGGGGTTGGTAGACCAACCTCAGCAGGACGATACCCGAATTGTATCTTTAAATTGAGACCTTCGTCCGAAAACCCTGGGTTCCCGATCCGAAGTTATACCACATGGAGTGGTGGCGAACTAGATTCAATACATCTGTGGTGTCTTGACGTACATCATGATTTTCAATTTGTTCTAAATTGTATGGCAGATTGACATTGTTGGACATGCTCACAGTACTCAATATGTTAGCGTAGGCGAGGTTTGCATCGCGTGTGTAGCTCATTATCTTTGGACTGAATACTTCATGGAACACATCATTCGAATAAAACAACTCAACTTCTTTGACCTGATATTCTAAAACATTGTCAAGGCAAACATTTCGTCCTCCTGCGATACACGAAATTCCTTCAATAATCATATTGTAATAGCCCACATAAGGTATGCGGCGAACATTGAGGGTGCGAACCCAGGTCTTGGTCATTTGGGTGGGGGTTTTGGTGACCTTTCCACCTGTGTTAGTGTGTGGTCTAACATCTTGCAAAAGATTAAGGTAATCCTGTGGAACCCTCATTTCTCGATCAACTATGTTTATTTTCAAATCTTTTGAATCTTCGCTATTTTCATCATCATCTTCTTCCTCTAGTTGTCCTAATGTAATCTCAAAACATTTAAGTGGGGCGTAGGCTGTAGCGAGTGGTTCATAATCTTCATTAGCCGCCATCACCATTTTATATTTGTCGTACATATCAGAGAAAGTGTTGTACCTGCCCAATTTGGTATTATTGTTGTGGCTTTGTATGTTATATATATGTGGCTGAAACTTTTGCCATACAAAGGAGCCTCTTTGGTGGTCGAACTCTCCATTGCATCTAGATTTTAAAGAGTAAAGGCTCAACTCGAAGTCATCTTTTATCGGATTTTCATCATCATGTGGCTCTGGTTTATCTGGACGCGCATCAAAATAAACCCTCATGAAACCCTCATCTGGATCAAACTCAGGGGTGTCGTCGTAGTTGAGGATTTCATCGACGTTGATAATTCCACCGGCCATCTTCTGTTTGACGGCTTCATTTATTTCTTCAAATAACACTTCTGTTTCTCTAGCCAAGTTTCTGTATGTCTCTTCTGTTGTTAAAAATGTCGTTAACTCGGTTGTGTTTTTGATGAAGTCTTCTTTGATGCAATCTAGCTGAACTACCTTAGTGTCACGTTCAAATCTTGCTTCACTGGCCAAGTCGATACATGAATTCTTTAAATCATAACAATATGCCATCATTGTACCGAAAGCTCTGTGGGCGGCTGAGTACTCAGGTGCACCAGGTAGAGGGCGCTGGTTTATTGCTTCGTTGCTCTCTCTAATAAAAATATTTACACTGTCATTGAAATCTCTATATTCTTCATCGATGAAGGTGTTTACTTCATCGTAGTCTAGATTGATGAAGTTATTTACTTCATTGTCTTTATATACATCTGACTTGTTGATTATGTTGTTACATTTATTTTCTATTATACATTTTGTATTTACATCTACTATATTACAAGCACTTTTAAGGCTGTCTTGGAGTTTTTCCCAAAGGGTCGGTGTTTCTTCACATCCGACATACACGGGTAGGTCTATGACTTCTTTACCCTCATCAACGTCCAAGTCCGTAAGTGTTGGTTCATGCTCAAAATATTCTGGAGGAAAATTTTTGGTATGGAAACCCATTACGAAGTCTCGGGGAGAGCTCAAGGCTAGATTAACTAAAAACTGATGCTCACTGGGGAGCAAGGTTATGTTACCTCGAATGAAATCGACTGCAAAGTTGCGATCTCTGAAACCATAGCGGCGAGTCATCTCTAAGTTAAAACGTGAAATCTTAGAGGTATTAGCGTTGGATTGCTCTTCAACTAGGGATAGAAGGCAACAGTTTCCACTACTGTCTTCAATCGTGTCGAAGCCGTGTATTGGCAACCTAGGGGCTGGGAACACCCTTTCGGAAGCCTGGTCACAGAACATTAGTCCTG